AACCATAGATTCCACGCCAGTCACTAAAGCCGAAAGAGTATCTCTCTCTAGCTTTGTATCTAACGTTTCCAGTCTCAAAGTCACCTTCCATGCCTGTTGACATAGGAGATCTAACGAAGTGTTTAAGTCCGTTAGGTGCATCAGTTTTGATAAAGAATGCATCTGTGTCAGTCAAGTAATGATTAACAACATATCCTTCAGGGAGCATTCCCATGTTTTTCAATGCGTTAATGTCATTATCAGAAGTACCAACTCTACCTGCAGTTTTTAATACTCTCTCAGCTACAAATTGTAGTTGAGGTGGTATTATTAGCTTCCTTGCTTGAACATTTACTTTAATGCCTCTTTCATCAGTGAACTGAGATATGTCGATCATCGCGTTCTCTAATGAAGTTTCATTTAAGTCAGCTGCTACGCTTGGCTCATTCGACTGATCTCCACCTGATAAGGTAGGGTGATCAGCTGCCATAAGTGCTTTTCCGTCTCCTCCTGGGAAGGAGTTTGAAAAACCATTATTTAATACGTTTGCTGCTTTTACTTGCTTAGTAGTCGCCATTGATCTAGCTAAAGCTTTTGTGTATCTTGAAGAAAGACTGTCATAAAGGTTGTCCTCTATTGCTTCTTCTGTCAACGCAAATGCTAAAGCTACAGTTTCGTGGCTGTACCTTGCTGTGAAAGTTTCTTGTGCAGTATCATAAGTTACAGATGCACCCTCGCCTTTGACGGGAGCTTGTCCAAAACCTGATAACATTACTTCTTCCTCAAACGCTCTATCTGAATTTTCTGTATCAAAAATTTCAGTATGTTCGTTTTCGTATCTGTCGTACTCAAGACCAAAAAGTGCATTTAGTCCTGGTTCGAGTTCTTTTACTAATTGAGCTCTATTTATTGCCATTTTAAATTACCTTTTAGCTATTGCCGAAGACAGAAGCTGGGAACGTCACATAAACTCTAGCGTGTTGCCCAATGGTATTATTTGGCTTATCTGGGAAGCCTACCACTGTTGCAATGCCACTAGAAGTTGTAGTTGTTACACCTTCTTTTGATCGACCATTGTTTGTATTCCCTGCTGTAGTACTAATCGTATTTGTTGTACCGATTGATGCTTGTGTAGGAGTCCCAGTTGACTGAGCCTCGTAAACAATATCAGGATCGGAATAAACAAATGCTTTAGCATTCGCAGAACCTAAAGTCACAACATCCGCTGTCCAAGTGTTTGAAAAAACAATTGAACCGTCTGCTGCTTGGAATTCTACACCGTAAAATACGCCAAGTGGGGTGCCTGTAGCAGTCCCTTGTATAACCAAACCACTCGCTAGATTTACTACGTCGCCTGAAAAGATCGAGGCATCTGTAGCACTTGCTATCGCAAATTCTGAAGGTCGGATTGTACCACCTGACATATGATAAGCTGGTGTGAATCCATCTGGGGCGTTTGTATTAGCCATTTTTATTCACCTTATATAAAATATAATTTTATTAAAGTCCTTAACCTAAGTTAAGAACCACCTTTACCAAATGTAACCTTGGATGTTCTACTAGGTGTACTAATAGGCATCACTTGATTACTTTCTCGCATAAGATCATTATCAACTGCTTGAATCTGTTGGTCGGCAACGTTTTGATAGTATGCTCTCCTTTCATCAACAGTCTCCTTGGGGATCTTAGCTAGAATTAAGCCACCAACTCCTATGACACCAGCATGTTTACCATCATCAACAGTAGGAGCTTCAAAATCGGGGTGATCTTCAGCTCTTACGGGTTCCCAACCTTCACGAATACGTTTCGACATATTCGCTGGGTCGCTTTGCCCTATCATTGATTCTCGTATCCATCTGTATACATATCCCTGCGGTGGGGTAGGGGCGTCTAATAAAGACGGGGGTTGCCAAGGTTTACGGCGAGATACTGTATCTCGACTTTCAGCAGATCGTGGAGTACGATCTGAGTTTGTAGTGTTTTTTTCATCTACCATTTTTTACTCCTTAATATGCTTAGCATATTCTTCTAGTGGCACGCCTAGTCTTTTAGCTATCGCTACTTGACTCGGTGTGAGTTTTATAGTTCTACGTGAACGAGCTCTTGTAGTTCCAACACCTTTGCTAGAACCAGCTACTGTCTCTCTCACCTCTTTTTGAGTTTTCCCTAATCTATGAGGGAACGACTCAGCAAGTCTTTTATCTACTTCTTTATAATAATCATCCGAAGTAGGATCATAACCTTCACCTTCTGTGAGCTGTCTATGGAACGCAAAAGCTGCAGTTGTCATAGCTAGGTCATCCCCAAACCAATCATTTTTATCTGCCCAAGCTTTCGCTTTTGGATCAGGCTTTGGAGCCTGTTGTCGGGCAGGTTGTTGATTCCATTGAGGAGCAACCTGTTGCTCTACCTGAGCAGCTTCTTGTTGAGTTTCGGTTTGAGTCGGTCTTACCCTTTTCAAACTTTCTTCCTCTACTGCCAGCTTAGCAAGACTCTTTTGAGATTCCATTAAAGCGTCTGTATCTCCTGATTCATACGCCTTCTTGTAACTCTCTTGTGCCTGGTTTAGCTGAGAAGTAACTCTGGTACTATATTCATCATATAGGTTCTGATCTGTTTTTGAAAGTTTATTTTTCGTTTTATTTAATTCGTCCTGAACAGATTGGGCATAGTCTATTGCTGCCTGCTCTCTTCTTTCTGATTCCCTGACCTTATAAGTCAGTTTGTTGATACGTTTTTTAACACCTTCACTGTAGTCTTCAATCTCCTCTTCTTGGTCGGATTTAGCAACTACTTCTTCTTCTACAATTTCGGTTCCAGTATCATCGTTTTCACTCTCAGGGAGTTCAACTTCTGTACCTTCATCTTCTTCTTCTATCGACTGCATAGCTTCTGCCATGATTTTCTCCTTATGTGCGTAATGAAATTAAGCTGATTGTATGTCTTCAGGGTTGGAGACAACAGCTAGTATTTCATCATCGTTTAATAAACGCAGTTCACCACCCTCAATTTTGAGTCTGGCTCCTGCATACCTGCCAAATATCACCCAGTCTCTAACCTGACACCATGCCCCTTCAGGGAATTTATTCCCATCACGGTAAGCGTCTGGACCAAGTGCTACCACAAACCCAACATTAGTACCAATGCGTTCTTTTTCTAATACTGAGTCTGCTAGATAAATACCGCCTTTAGTCTTTTGTTTCGGACTAAAAGGTAGTATTAATATTCTGTATCCCGTTGGTTTGGGAAGTTTTGATTGTAGTTCTTCATCTTCATGTACAGTTTCAGGTGTAACACTAGGTGCTTTTTCCTCTGGTGCAATGAATCTTTCTACTTTGTTGGGTATTGGTTCTCCGCCTGAACCGAAGGCATCTATTTTTTTCGACATTATTCTTCATTATCCTTGTGCAGGTCTTTTAGTAGTGAGAGAGTAAACGACAGACCTGTAATTTCGCCTACTATCTTTTGGTAACCTTCAAAATTTTGAACACCGCCACCAGCAAGGGCATCTTTTAGTTGCTCTTGTCTTTCTATAATCTGTTTACGTAACTTATCTAACATTCAATTATTTTTTCCTTGACTTCGCACCCGAACACTTCCAACGCTTACGTGATAAATTGTTAGGGGTATTAGGATCATTCTTTTTCTTTTTAGAAAGTCCTTTCTTTATACCCAAACTCCTCGCACAATAAGAATCACCTTTAGATGTTCCTGGTTTAACTCTTGGTCCACCACCTTTGGCTTTCCCTGCTTGCCCGTAACTAACTTTTTTACCAGATTTAGTTACCTTAACCTTTGCTTTACCTTTTCTTGGACTAGCCATGATGATTAGCTCTTCTACGGTTAGCATTACCCGCTACCACAGAACCGCCTTTGTGCATCATTTTAAAATCTTTCCCAGATATTTTACCATCTTTGTTTTTGTCTAGTTTTTTCTGACCACCGTGTAGTTCTCCACCGTGTGATTTCTTAGCAGTTTTTGCAGCGTCTTTAAAATTTTGTGCTGTTGGTGCACCTTTTGATCCAACCTTTCTCATTTTTTCACCTGAGCCTGCTGCTATTCTTTTACGTTTTGCTTCTATATTCGCGTATAGTCCTGGAGGTTTAGCCATTATTTATTATACCCTTTGCCTTGTGTTGCTGCTCCGCAACCTCTAGCCATACCTGTTTTAGCTTTACCACCGTCCATCATTTTAGCAACTGGCATTCCACTGTCCATCATCTGAGTAACTGGCATTCCACCATTCATCATTTTGGCTTTGCCTCCGTCAGTCATTTTCTTCTTTTCACCGCCACGGTTCATTTTCTGCATGCCTCTATTCATTATGGTCTCCTTAAATGTTTTTTAGTGTCAGTCATTGAACTTCCACCCTTGTTCATATTCTTCATCTTTGAATTTTTCATTATAGAACCGTCAGGCATTTTATGATAACCTTTAGGAACTTCCCCACCGTTTCTCATACGTCTACGATTAGCGTTACCGCCCATCATCTCTTCAAAATTTGCTCTATTTAACATTACACACCTTTAGTTTTATTATCAGAATCTCTGACGTCTTTTAGTATATCACGATAATCCTTACGCATTAGACCTTTTTCTTTTATAAGAGAATCTTCTCTTTGTTGGGCTATTTTCATTTCGGCTATCGCTTCGGTTGACTGCTGTTTCATCATGTCTACTTCAGCTTTCATTTGATCGCTTTGTGCTTTCTGTTGTATCTCAGCTTGTTTCAATTCTACCAGAGGTTGAGTCTGTGCTGCTTGTGCTTGTATTTGCTGTGCTTCTATTAGAGCTTGTTCTTGACCAGTTACTTGTTGAGTAGCTTGTGCTGCTTGTGCTGCGATTTGATTCATTATTTCTGGAGGCATTTCACCTTCACCCATTTGTGGTAACGGTTGACCTAGTACTTGTTCAATCTGTTGTCTATACTTCATAGCTTGATGCTCTTGTATATTAGCTTGAACTGCGATAGTCGCACTTTGATTCTGTTGTACCATAGGATTCTGTAAGAATGCTGTGTGACTAGCAATATACGCATCGTGGTTTTGAAAAACGTAAGCTTGTATAGGTTGACCAGTTAAAGCAGATTGCTGCTCTGTTATAGGGTCACGGGCTGGAACTTCCGCTTGAGGAGGTAAAAGACCATCAATATTCTTAACTTCTAAAGCTTCGTACATACGACGGTAAGCTTCACGTAAATCGTGTATTTCAGGTGCTGCTCTAGCCATTTCTAGCTCTTGTTGGGCTAACATTACCCTTTGAGCCATACTGAAGATATTAGGGTCACTAACTGGTATAATGTCTATTTTAGCGTCAAAATCAGTCGCTTTTATCTCTCTACTCGCCCCTGGGACCTCATATGGGTAAACTGGGGGTAAACTCTTAGCAAATATGTTAGCTAACATCCTAAATTCTTTCTTTTGAGCATAATGCATGCGTTTATGTATAGCACTCATTACTTTAGTACCACGTTCTAACATGGCGACTGTTGTGCCTACTGGTAGCTGTTGAGAGCCTATATCACCTACATTCATGTCCGCAATTGACGCAAAACGTCTTCCAGAGTCAATAATAGTGCCTAATAACTGACTTAATACGTTACTTGGCTCTTTATACGGTAAAGGCATCAGTGCATCTCTGATAATACCACCTGGAACGTCAACATCTCTAAATTCACCAGGTCTTAGTGGTTCATCTTCGCCTTGTATCCTCATTCCACGTGCTTTAAACCCTGCTGGTAAGTTACTTAGCGTACCAGCGTCAACTAATTGACGTAAAATTGATGTAGCGGACTTAGTTAGTCCTCCAATCATGTGAATTAGACCAAAACCATAGAAACCTAGTCCTGGTAGGAACTTATAATGGGTAAAATACTCTTTTTTCCTGAATAATTCGTCTTCTGCTTCCCAATTACGACGTATAGCTAGTATTTCGCTCTGTTCTTCTAGTATAGTCACGACGTAAGGGACTGCGTAACCGTAATCTTCTTCGTCAGATAGCTCTAAATTGACGTGCATCTCTAAAACTGAGTATTCATCGTAGTCTGTCATAGATGGGGAGATACCTTGTAGCTCATCCATCTTCTCTTTTGCTTCGTTATAGTCCATATCTAGACTAGCTTCGCCTATATCAGCTTCACGGTATGTTCCGTTCATCTGTAATTTCTTTAAATCATTGCCTGTCATAGTCATAGAATGAGTAAAACGTGGGCTAGTCTCTAAATCTACAGTTTCATAGGCTACTACTAAGTTTTCAGCTTTAACTAAACGGCTGGTAGCTCTACCTAATAGGTTATCGTAATAAATCTTTTTAAATGCACTACCCGCTAAAGGTAGATAGAATAATAAACTGTCCATCTCAGGGTCATACTCTTTCATGACCTCAGTGATTTGATAGTTCATGAATTCTTTAACACGCTGGTTTTGGTCAGTAACTTCTGGAGTTTCGGCTCCCATGATTCTAGTTTTTACTGGACCACCAGGAGGTAGTAACTCTTTATATGATTGTGCTTGGAACTGGGTTACGGCTTCAGCCAATAATGGATGATGTACGCCTGTAGCTCCTGGGAATGGATCTTCCCTTTCCTCTGTTTTAATACCTAGTAAGTCTAGACCATTAGTAAAGGTATCAAGCCAGTCCTGTCGAGATTCTTTATCTGAATCGTACGCTTCTAAAAGTTCACTAGCTAGTGTGGATAAATCTGAGGAGTCTAGTGTTTCCGCAAGATTGGCTTGATGATCTGTGATGGTTACTTCTTCTTGTTCAAACATAGGTATGACGTTGCCGTCTGCACCTATTTCAAAAGCTGAAGTCATATCGCCCTGTATATTCATTTCTTCAGGAAGCTGTACTTCCATGCCCATAGATTCTTCGGGGGCTTGACCTTGTAGCATGTCCATGATTTCTATGTCTATGCCACTATCTTGTGACATGTTTAAAGGTGGTTTTTCTATTGCCATAATTAATAATAACTTACTTTACGCTTGTAGTATAGTTCTTCATCCTCCCAATCACTTGGTAATTTAACAAACCCGCCTTGCCTGAACCTTAACATAGCTTGAGTAGTAGAGTCGACTAAATCGTCGTTGTCCCCAGCGGGGAATACCGCACACTCTTCTATAACCTCGTTAGCCCATTTAGTATCTGGTGCCCATACCATACCCGATTCAAATAATGGGGTACTAGCATTAACTCTGGCTATCTTATCATTTCCTTTAGAAGGAGTAAAGTTTTGTACGGGTATACCTATGTTTCTTAATTCCTGGGTAAGCGGAATACCACTAGCTTTACCTTCTATAATAACTACGTCAGGGCTCCACTCATGATACTGTTCTAAAGCTACGCCTTTTAATTCAGGGAATGAGTACTTACCTTTAATACAGTCAAGTAGAATAATGTGGGCTGATCTGCCGTCGTAGAAATCAGTACCTATAGTTCCCTCTGGGTAAAATACTCCCCATGTTGTTATGGCTGAGTAATCTGCCGAGGAACTTTTTAAGAAGGCTGTGTCGTAACTTTGAATTAGATAATCGCATGTAGGTGGTTTTTCTTTTTCCCATTGCTTCCACCATTCACGTTTAATAAGTGCACCCTCTTCACTGGTTGGATTCTGCATGTACTGGGCGTGCCATTTAGGACCGCCACGTAAACTGGCTTTTACGCCTTCTAGTTCTTCTAGCTTCCAGTATTCTGGCCACAAGGGTTTACCGCTTGGTAAAATGGCTGGTAGTTCTATGACTTCCCATTGGTCAGCTTTAGGGTCACGTGCTGCGTCCCTTAATAATTTACCCGTAAGGTCGTTGATATTCCAACGCGTCATAACTATAACTATGGCACCCCCTGGCTGTAATCTCTGTCTTGGACCTGAGGTATACCAATCGTAAGTATCTTCCATGGACTTTGGGTTCATAGCGTCTTGTTCACTATGTGGGTCATCAATTATAAATAAGTCCGCTCCCCTACCGGCTAACGCTCCGCCAACACCAGCAGCATAATACTCGCCTTTTTCTCT